CAAACTCGTCATTACTTAAACCAACTCTATATGAAAATCTTGCTACTTCTAAAAACGCCCTTTGTATCGTCTTAAACGGACGCAATGCCGAGTTACCCCTGTTATCAATAGCATCAGATGCATCGAAATCATCAGGGTTAACGTAAATAATACGTCCAGTTCTGGACGTAATAATATTCTTGAGTCTAGTTAGTGACATTACCTACGACGCTTTATGTGAGTATTTATGAGACATAACCAATGGTAAACTCAGTAGAAGTCTCTGAGAAACCATTTAAAATAAATGTATTATGCTGTGATGCACTGTTAACAACAATACTTTCACCTGGTCCCAAAACAATTGAAGTTTGCTTCTCAGTTGCATTAGCAGCAAGAGTCTTACCATTTACATAATATTGATCATCACCAATAGCAGTAGCATCAACAGTAACACTACTTACAGTTGCAACTGCTTGATCTAAGAGAGAATTGGGAGCATCCTTGAATGTATCAGTTCCCGCAAAGGCAGCAGAATTCTCACCAAGAATAACATCAAGATTTTGTCCTGTAGGATCCCACGCTCTTACATAACCATAAGATCCAGTTGTCTTAGACTGCAAAGTAAATGCAGAACCATTAAAACTAAATGCAGTGTTATTAGTCCATGCACCTTCAACATTATACACATTAATTTCTGAATATGTGTATGATGTAGATACAGTTAACAACCTATCAGATCCACCCCAATTTGCATTAGCAGCAGTACCAGTGCCACCATCATAGAAATATAAATTATTTGGTGCTCCTGCTGCGGTAAACGCATATTGACTATATGCTCCAGCAGATCCAGCAGTGCCATTAGTAGTCTTACCAGCAACAAATTCAGTACCATTATCTACATCACCTGCTCCACCATCAATAATGCCATCAGGTCCCCACTCACCATTAATTGTATCAGAAAGTTTAAAGTCCCTACCACTCATAGATGTATCACTGGTATCAAATCTATATGTCCTATCATTAAAGAATGAAATTGTGCTCTGGACATAAGTGCTATAAACTCCACCAGCAGTTGTAGTTGAGAATACAAATTCTTCTTGTGCTGTACCAATACCACCAGAAGCAATAACTCCACTACCACCAGAAGTAAATTGATTTATATCACCATCTGCAAAAGTTGTACCATTACCATTAATTGTTTCAGGTCCAACGTGGACTATCATATTCTCTCCACTTTGATAAACCTCATACACAAGGCAAGTTGTAGTATCACCACCAGCACCTTTAGTTATTGTATCACCAACACTCATAGCACCAGTAGTATTGGTTAGTGTAAATGTTCTTATAGATATAGATTTAACAAAAATAGATGTTAAAGAAGGAATAACATAACGATTAAATATTGCTTTCTCTGATGTGTTGGTTGCAGAAAGTATTTGAGCACCAGCAGTAGCTCCTGCAGGTATAGGAGTCGTTGATGTAAATGTATAATTCGATATTACATATCCTTCATTAAAGTTATAAGTACCTGCATCTAAATTTAGTCGTTGGTCATAACTTTTAAGACCGATAGAATATGCTGCTCCAGTGCCAGAGTTTGCTACATTAAGCACCGCACTAATACTGGAAGTTGGATCTGCTCTGAAAAGTAATGCAGAACCATTTGGTTTTGCTTTACCTAATATGCCTGATTTGACTGTCATGGTGATTAATTAGAAACCTGCGTAGAAAAATTGTTGGAGTCGTGTACGACCTACTAAAGTTGCTGCTCCAATACCAGCACCGAATTGCACATCTTCCAATGATGTATTTTCGGTAGATAATAGTGTTGCATCAGCATCTGGAAATTTAATTGTCCTAGCACCAGTAATATTACTAGTATCTAGTGTCACTTTATTAGCATTACCAGCAGCAGTTTTAAGTTCTGGTGTAATCAAAACCTTATTTACAAGATTTTGAGTTGCTAATTCTGTAACAAGGACGTTTGTTATCGTTGTATTATTTAGCGAATCATTCTGTGGGAATCCAAACGGTGTTGAAGACGTTGGATTCATATTCTCGACATCAATAGTTACCTTTTTAGTAGGATCACCACTATCGGCAAATATTGGGTCAATATAAGTTTTATTCTCAAAGCTTTGAGTTGCAACTGTTCCTGCAAGAGTTATATCTAAATCAGGAACTGTAATAGATCTATTAGTAGTTAAGTTAGATGTATTTAAAGCAACAAATGATGTTGTTTCTTCTGCGTTAGATGTAAACTTAACATCAACAAATTTCTTAGATAATACAGTTTGCTCTGTTTTAGTATCCAATAGTGTAGAACTAGTCGCTGTTGGTTCCAGTGTTGTTGTAACTGGTCCAGCATCAGGTAAGAAGTATGCTCTCCTAGTACCTGTAGTAGTGCTCCAATTTATTTGAAACTCTGCTTCCTCTTCTCCACTTACTAAAACAAAATTATCTTCATCAACGAAAATAGTTTTATTCCTTAGTGTCTGTGTAGTGTCATCTCCTACAACTGTAGTGCCTTGACCAATACTAATTTGTGGTAAAGTAAATATCCTTGTAGTAGATCCTGCACCGATATTACCAATTTCAAATCTTGCCTTTGGTCCTTGAGCATCTTCCAATATAAAAGATCCATCATTAATAGTAAACTGTCCAGTAACCCTTACAGTTCCTGTTCCTTTAGGTGCTAAAACTATATTAGCATTATCAGTTACTTCATCAACAGCAGTTAAGTATAATGAAGATTGCTCAGTAGCATCTTGAATACGAGTCATATAGACTCCACCATCACCAAAACCTATGCCAAGTTGGTCATATGCATTTTGATAGAAACCAGTATCCCTATCCAAGTCAAAAGCTAGACCAGGAGCATCTTTTGTGCCCTGTGCTACACCACGGAATAATTGGTTAATCTTCACCTTACGGTTCGGTATCAACGGATCAGAAACAACTACAGGTAAAATACCTTCACCCGATATATTGGAGTCTGAAATTGTATCTAACTGAGAGATTTTTCTGGTACCCACGAATTATCACACTATGCTACAAGGTTATTTATACTAATACAGGTTGTATAATTTATATTCATGCTTATATCTTTGCAGATACGATTCAACATGCTCGATACATTGAAACCAGCACTTCTTATTATCAGTCTTATCTTCCATAAAGTATGGAAACGTGTCTCCATGTGGAAATAAGTCTTTCTTACGAGTCTTTATTACTTTGATTTCGTCTTTCTTCTTCCTCCTTCTCTTGGATGTATTCTTTGAGAGCGTTGGAGAAGTCTTCTTGCGTCCAGTCGTTGAAGATGCTTTCGTAGGGGTCTTCTTTGTCCCACTCGATTGTGAAACTTCCGTCTTCGTTTGCTTTGACATCAGCCATTGCGTTCCTTTATTTTTTTATGACCATATTCTAGCACAACTTTTTCATATGCGATACCATTACTATCATAACAATCATGAAAACTTAATGTTCCGTCTAAATCTTTAGACATATCAATAAGCATTTCTTTGTAATCATCTGGTATTTTACTCATAATGTTTTTTAAGGTTGTGTAAATTAAAACTCATAGTAATTCTTTGAACATTAATACTAAACGGATAAACTCCATGTAGTAAATTCGATGGAAATAACATGATTTGTTTAGTCTTTGGACTAATAAACCAATTTAAATTATTATGCCAGAAATCAACTAATCCACTAGCACAATTTGGCGAACCATTCCTTCTCTGATATAGTCTATCTTCCGCAATTTCTTCAGGTATATCAATAAAAATAATTGCACTAAGATCTCCATTATGACGATGTAATGGATTGTAATCATGTTGTTCTTGAAAATTAATCCAAGGTCCAATCTCACCTAGATCATAAGTTACATTCTTTAAATTTTTTTCCTCATATAATGGATCATTAGTGTCGAAAAAGTTACGATCTTTATTCTCATGTTGATAATATGCTTGCACATATGGATTAATATAATCATAAAACAAGTGTGGATCATATTCTCCACCCCTTTGATTTTTTATATTACCAGCTAAATGTTTACTATAATCATAACCATCACGACTACTATCAAGACCATCCATAAGAAACTCATGGAATTCATCTGATATGATATCCCTAAAAACTAGAGGACTAAACGGATACAGAATTTCTTGCATTAGTCAAGGTATTCCATAGTATTTTCCATAAAGATTTTGAAGCATTGCCTTGCAATTCATCAAACATATACATGTTCAATCTAAATGCATAATTTGCTTCAACTATTATAGCATTTCTTTGTTGCTCGTCAAGTTCTAAACCATCCAACACTGCTCTATAATTTTTCTTAAATGCTTTAGCATCTTCAATTCTAGGAAACTCATAGAAATGCAATCCTTCTCCTACAGGTGGAGTCAATGCTTTCTCTGCAATACCTCCAAGTATCTTACCACCAGACAAATCACCAATATACCTAGTATAATGATGTGCTATAAGAAGATATGGATCTTTCTCTGCTACTTCATTAAGTCTATAACAATAAGTATTACAAGCCTCTGATGGTGTTGCCTTATCTCTCCACATAGGACCATAATAATATCTAAGATCCCTACTAATAAAAGCTGTGCGAAAAAGTTGCACATTCCATTGTTTAAGGACTTGCACTAAAGGATCCTTAGACTCTTGTATTCTAGTTTCCATTGTGTCATAGACATAATAGAAATCACTAAGCAATTTACAATACTCTTCAGGATTTAATACACCCTTAAGAAATTGAGATACAAATTTAGTATTCTCTGCTGCTGAATGAGACTTACTAGTACCTTCTTTCAATTCAAGACTAAACATTGAAATTCCTCCTTAGTTTCCAATCATTATACATCTGACCATAGATCATCCCTTCATGAGATCTTATGTCTCTACCTTCAAGGAGTTCTATCTGTTGCTTAGATAGATCACTTTTAGCCATGTCTAAGTAGGATTTTTCCCAATTAGGAATCTCCTTCAACATTTCTTTTTTCATCCTTTAGTTTTTCCTCCTTTTTGAGTTCTTTTTTAACCATCTTAGCATAATATACGTCTTTTTTACTATACCAATCTGGATGTTTCTTTGCAAGTTTTATTAATCGTTTAGCTGCCTTAAGATCCTTCATTCAAATTAACCTTGTCTTTACCTCTGAAGTAGGTATTTATGACGTTAACTTGATCCTGATATTTAGCAATCATGTTTAACTCTTCTTCAATAGCCTCAACTATATTGGAATGTTCTCCAATACCAGCAGGGTTACTTAAGTAAACTTCTACATTTGCAACGTGTTTTTGAATATCACCTTTAGCATGTGCTAAAAGTGCTTTAATTAAAGTATCTCTCATTTTACCATTTTCCGACAGGACATTTCATCTGAGGTATCCTAGCTTTAATTGCTAGAATACACCCACACTTATTACATATACCCCAAGGGTTATAATGTTCACATTTATGACAGATTGTAAGTCTCTCTTGAGCTAATTGTGATGGTGGTCTTTCCAAAAAATCCTTTATCTCCTCGAATACATCCATATTATATAGTTTCTAAAAATTCCTTATGATCTATAGATGATCTGTATATATTATGCTTAAGTTGCTGCAACTCATTATGATGTTGTTGAGCCTGATCCCATACACCTCTATCTACTAAAATCTGAGCATAACTTTCTTTATTACACTTGCCATGACCATTTGTAACCTTAAAGAAATTATCATGATTGAAAATAGTAAATGTTGGAAATGAATCTGTATTTAAAAAATCTTCTGTTATTTTATCAGATAAGGTTTTAATCTTTTCTGGTCTCTCATATGTCATATACTTCCAAAAATCTGAGTCTGTCCTACCAGAATCATAACAATACCTTAAGAACAAATAAACTCTATCATAAAAATCTCTCATCACTTGATTGTAATTATCAATATCAAATTGGAATATTTTAAAATTAAATCTATTAGTAAAATCTTGCATCTGAAAAATTACATGATGTACATTAGTAGCTTCTAATGGTTCTGTAAATCCACTTGATAAACCAACGCACATACAGTTTCCTATCCATTGGTCATGCCAATATCCACTTTCAAATGGTATTATCTTATCACTACTTAAATTTGTATCATAATTTTTTTGTAAGAATACATCAAATTTATCTAATGCTTCTTGATCACTTGTAAACTCCGTTGAAAATAGATAACCTGCTCCTATTCTATTTCTCAAGGGAACTTGCAATATCCATCCATTATCTGTAGCTTCTGATGTAGTAGTAACTGGTATCGTTTTATGTTCACGAAAAATTGGATTTGGAATACACCTATTTAAAGGCAACCAATCACTTGTATCTAACCACCTATTATTATCTAACTTCTTAAAGAGTAATTTTTTAAATCCTGTTGCATCAATAAAGAAATCACCATCATACTCACCTTTATTACCAATTACTTGTGCAATATGTCCACTTTCATCTTTAGTAATATCTACAATTATATCATCAATGATGGTGAGTCTATCTTTATATTTCTCAAGTAGATACTTACTAGTCAATACTCCATCTATGTGAAGAGTATAAGAACCTTCATTAAAAATATTTAATGGAACTTTATTTTCATCTAGTATATTATTACCATAAGTATCATCATTATCATAGCAACCATTTACTACTCCATACGCTCCTTCAAATCCATAACTATTCCATCTATTAGCTAAACAAGCAAAAGGATGGTAGAAATAACTACCATCCCCAGTCCAGTTTTTAAACTTTAACCCTAATTTTACTGTTGCGTTACAATTTTTAATTAACTCTTCTGGCGTTATCCCAACACGTTCTAAATACGTTATCATCATCGGTGTTAGACTCTCACCTATGCCTATATTCGGCTCCGCATGATTATAAACAACTACTACTTCGACTGAATCACCCCAATACGCCTTTAACCAAGTTGAAACTATTGCTCCTGCAGTTCCTCCACCGACTACAACGAATTTATAGGGAGCACTCTTTCTACTTAGAGATCTTTTGTACTCTCCCATCATCTAATAATACCCAATTTGCGTTTAAGTGATTGAAGTCTAGCTTTTGCTTGCTTCATTGCAACAGGACTTTTAGGTGACTTAGTGTTGCGACCTCGTTTTCTCGGTGTTTCGTGACTTTTAAGGTGCATCGTCTTGCCCTGTTGTGTGTATTATATAGGTTTTATTCCTCCTTGTCAAGTCTTCTACAATTGAAATAAGGTAAATGTTTTCTCATAACATCAGGGTTATCTATAAAAACCCTAAAGACAAGTGTATACCTATAAGCATATCTATCCAAAGGGGCAAGACCTCTATGAGGTACCTGGCCAGGAAAGATAATCAATCTACCTGGAACATAATCATGCTGCTCTACAACTTCATCACCGTCTAACAGTTGAAATTGACCACCCCATTCAGATTTCCATTTAGTATTAGTCATGAGCATGATGGTCCATTCATTCTCTTCAGTACCATCTACATGAGTAGTACCATCCTGACCATAATATTGAAGATTAAAATCCATCCTCCTAAGAAAAATGGAAGAATTAAAAACCTCTTGTTCTATAATAGCAAAAGTATCAAAGAATTTACTAGATTCTTTATGTAAGGTTTCAACTCGATTGAGTCCATCCCTTTCAAATATACATTCACCAAATAGTCTATGACTACCAATCCTTCCATGAGGAAAGGAAATTGGATTTGCTACATTGGTTGCTTTAACTGGAATTTCCAGTATAGTATGTTCAAGATCTGCAAGATATTTTATATCAAACAGATCATCAATCACATATGCAATCATTTTTGATCAGATGCAATCAATTCCTTTTTAAATTCTTCTACCTGATTCATAACTTCTTCATCTATAGGTGGACCAGACTGAATCATAGGACTCAATAGAGAAACAGATCCATCTTCTTGTACAATTCTCCATACAGTACGATTTCTAGTACACATGGCCAGCATAAAAGGCAAATTACTTTCTGCTTCTTTTTGTGTCACTTCTTGAATGTCAACCATTACTCAACTGATGCAATTTGATATGTGCGTTGCTCTGGATCAGTAACTGCTTCAATAGTTTGTACTGTTTCAGCAAATCCTTCGGATCCTTCTCGATCCCATTTCCAAGCAACAGTCCTTAATTCACCCTCATTTGATTCGATGGTGACTTCTCTAGTTGAGAAATTGATGTAAACGTGTTCCAATAAAGAATCCTCAGACATCCTCAACTACCTCCTTAGTATAACATGGGATATAGGTGCTGTCAACTAGTTTAAGAAAATAGATCCAGCAGTGACTTTACATGTAGCACCAGCAGTCAAAGTCATAACACCTGCTGCACAGGTTAACGTAATTGCACCTGCTGCACAGTTTATTGTAGCAGCACCTTTCGCTACATTGACCGCCCAAGCACCAGCAGCAACATTCATTGCTATACCTGCTGCTGCAGCATTAAAGATCATTGGTCCTGGTGTCGTTGCTGTAAATGGTGGTAAACCACCTGCCATTGCTGGTGTTTGTGCGAATGTTATAGGTCCACCAACACTACAAGTATAACCACCCAATCCAATAGGATTAGTCATATTAATTGCCTGTGTTAGTGTTTTGGTATTCATTGTGATAGCATTACCAGAATTAATCACAAACTCACCACCAGAGAAAGTTGAAGTTTGACCTAAGTTCTCATATGTACTACAAGCAACCTTCATATCTCTCATTCCAAACTCTCCAGCGATGCAATTCAATTTGAAATCAGCACCATTAACAGCAACATCCAAATCTGATCCAAATGCTATGGTATGCTTTTGAATCTTATCCTTATCTTCTGCATCTTTACCTTTTGCATCAGCTTGCTTAGGAGCACCTTGAGCATTCATGAAGAATCCACCACCAACTTCGATATGGCAGTCACCAGTAACTTTTAAACGATAGTCACCATCGATAGTCCTACAATAATCCCCATCAATAGTTTTACAATCATCACCATGCACTTCTTGAGTATGGTTACTTGGATATGAAGTATGGTCTGCAACAAAATTTGCTTGATCATCATCAGAACCACTATTCTTCTTTACATAAGCATCTACTTTCTTTTTCACTTCCTCATCACTGAGATCTGGATTTTGCATCCGAATCTCTTTATTAGCTTTATATTTTGCCAATGAGGAATTATTCTGTTTAACTGATGTAGTTGTCTTACCAGAAGCATCCTTAATAATAGTTGCCTGTCTTCCTGGTGTTCCCATCTGAAGATTGTAAGCACCATTAACAAAGTTTTTAGCAGTTGTTAAATATTGATCTGCCTCTTCAAAGAATGAATCTAAGAATCCACCACCAGAAGATTTTCCACCAGTCTTACTTCCATCACCACAAGAACCATATGCACTACCTAACGGTAATGCTGCTAATGCCTCTGGAGTACAAGATGTAGTACCAAAGAAAGGATACCATCCAACATCATTTTTACCACCATGTGCTTCACGATTACAACCAAAATCAAATAAACTAAGGAAAAATGTCAATATTCCAACCAATCCACCAATACCATTACTTACAACATCCATACCTTTACTGAAGATGGCACTTCCCTTTTCCCACATCTCAATAATTTCCTTTGCCTTACCTCCCAAGTTGGCAATGTTTTTTACTGATTGAATGATACCTAAAACTTGACCAAGAATGCTTTGCACTGAACAAATAATTGAATCAATAACATCTTGGACACCTTGAAGAGCTGCTTCTGCTTTAGAAATAAGACCTTCAACAATTCCATCAATAATACCAGTTAAAGCACCTATAGGATCATTAATGAATCCTATAATTTTATTATCAATACCACAGATAACACTCAATATAGCACTAAGTGCAGATTTAATAGCAGCAAAAGTTACACCTGGAATACCAAGGAATGATGTTCCCATTACTGCTGCTTCAGTAATTTTCTGCACAAGTATATCAAGTTCTTGTCTAAGAGCTGAAACAACTTGAGCAAACACCGCACTCATAAAGTTTTTAATCTTTCCTAACAGTTTATCTAATGTTACAACTTTATTCTCAATAACATCAATAAAACTACCATCATCAGCTTTGACTAGGTTACCAGCAGATGCTGCAAGATCTTCCAACAAATAAGTTAGTTTATATTCTAATAACTTAATAGGACCACCAGTACCTGATGCAGTAGGAATAGGTTTAGATGGTGTTGTAGGTTTCTGAGTATTAAAACTAGATCCAGAAATACCAGGAGCAGTACCTATACCATAAGGAGATCCAGCACCTCCTGGACCTTCACCTTGATTTGGTGATACTTTAACACTATTAGCATCTATTGGAGATTCATTCTTATTAAGTTGAGTATCAGTTTGTCCTGGTGGAGTAGTAGATGCATTAGTTTCTGCACCCTTTGGTATCTCTTCACCAGTCAACATAAATTTCTTATCCGTATCCGTTTCACCCTTCCTTACTCTCAACACTCCCATAACAACAGGCATTTGTGCTGCCTCTCCATCCATGAAGAATCCCATAACAATTGCACGAGGTTGCAACTGTCCAGAAGATTCACCCTGTAAATCATTACCAGCTTGGCAAGTATGTTGTAATACTGTTGCCCAAGGTAAATTTTCCGTTGGTAGATTTGAAACTGATGAACCTGCAGGATTAGTATAATAATTGATTATACGTACTCTGACCCTATTACAATTCATAGGATCTTCATTAGATTCTACTTCACCAATCCACCAATAAAATCCATCTTTACCAGCGAAAGATGTATTCTGCTCATTAATAATACCATCAACTGTAGCTAAGCCCATTTGAAAAAACTAAGTTTAAATTTATTTATGCGATGACTGCAATCCTGCATTATAAGCATTTGCTTCACCTTCCCCCATAATATTAAAGGATACTATGACTCTTTCATGATCACTCTTATTCATTGGACCTTCATGTAATAATGAAGATGGGAAAATAAGTAAGTCTCCTTCCTTTACTATAGGTTGATATTCCATCAAATCTCCAGTACCAGGTTCAGTGAAAGGAGAATAGAATTTAGTTGCCTCATGTTCAGAAGAGTTAAATTCAACATACAACACAGCAGAATATCCAGTAGTGCCATGTTGATGGACACAATGATAATCTCCTCTATTTGCTCTTTCACACCAGGCATTTGATATTATAACTGGTACTGGATAAGTTTGTCTAAAATCATCTATCTCTTCACTAACCAAATCAGATAGTTCATCAAGATATGGAGGTACCTCTAACTCCCTCTTATACTGTAAGAAATCAGTGTATTCACCATTAGGCAATTTATCCACCAATTTCTGTTTACGGTTCTTCCAGTCACGAATAGAATAATGTTTCAGGTTGACTTGGAATATGGGAAAATCCATTATGATGCTCGTTTAAATTTATATAGTGAATCTCCACCAAAGATCTTATTACCTTCAGTATCTTCACCTCGGTCTCTACTATTAAGACCATCTCCAGTTAAATGAATTTCAGCAATAAGTTTAGCACCTCTGACAATACACTTATCTTCCGATAAGAGTTTCCCATGCCAACCATTATCACTTCTTTTAAAGATCATATCACAAGATTCACATCTTGTCCACTCAAGATCATAATTCTCAACAATTACTTCAGTATCAGATATCTCTACAATTTTATGATTTCTTTCTCTATAAGGTTTATTGGGTCCATCTCTTCTATAATAGTTCTTAGATCTATACCCACCATCAATCTCTTCCCACGAAACACACAGTTGAGCATATTCCGTAGGATTTGATTGTGCCTGTCTTATATTATTATAATTTCCTAAAAGGTATTCTTCAAAATCACTCGTCATACACTCTACATTCAAAAGCATCAGGATGATTATCACAGTAGACTTCTAATCCTTTATCCTCATGTCTAGTGTGCCAATCATTAATCTTACCTTCATTAGTATTTACTTCATCACCTTTATGATATTCATCATAATTTGCATGAACATCTTTTAGATCTGCCTCAGTATACTCCAACATACCATGATTGATATGCTCCTTATGGTCTTTAGGATCAAGATAAACTTCATGATCTAGATCGTGTTGTTTTTCGGTCATAATTAAAAGTGTATCTGCTTAATTATTTAGATATTATACCATTAGGTTGGGTTTTGTGGTATAGAATCTCTGTAAACCAACATTTCTGTGTCTAGAGTAGTGCCATCATACTTATGCCTGACTGCTCCAATAACGTATCTACCACTATACTTTTTATCTCTTACCATCTTATCACCCTTCAGTTTTGTTGCAGGGATATTAATATCTACACCATAACCAGCATATAAATCCACATTTCCAGGAACAGTTACTAACAACTGAAGATTTTTAAGTGACTGCACTCTTAAATGCTGATAAGCAGTCATTGGTGCTGTGTTATTATAAACCTTAGTATCTTCCTGTTTACCCATTTGATCAAATATTCTATTAGGTTTTAAAACATACTTAATTCTTCTTGGATGTAAAACCATTCCCTTAGTAGCACTTCCATATGATTCTACTGGATTAGATCCACCTTTAACATGAGACATCTTAGACCACTCATCCGATATAGTAGTTACATATGTTGGTCCTGCAGTATTATGCTCTGGTGATACCTCAGAATTTGGAATAGCAATTGGATCTAAAGCAACTACATTAACTGCCCATGCACCATTTCTCATTCCACGTAGATAATTAGTTTCTTCTGGAAATACTATACTCTTAATTCTTAAATTATCATTTGCTATATCATCACTTTGTTTAGGTTCATAACTATATCGATATAATCTTGCTATACCCTGTGAAACATCAGTCTTAGTATCATAGTCTTGATTATTAACATCTTCAATTATTTTATCAATTGATTTAAAATGAAATCCAAAAGTATTTTCCCAGAATAAGTATCCATTTTGATTATCACCTCTAACAGATCTTTGTCCTATCCAATAAATCGTATCAAATGCTCTCCAATTACAAGCAATGAATTTATGATCATTATTAGAATCTTCAACATAAACCTTCTTCTTAGTTAATTTTGCACTACCTCCATCTGGTTGACCTTGCATCCCACCCTTACCTAAAAGATAGGTAACTAAATCCTTTGCTCTATTTGAACTAGAATCTTTAAATATTACTTCAGATGCCCCAAATATATTAGTACATTCATTAAGTAGAAACTCATAACTTACAGCTTTTACAATATACGATTCTGCATTACCAGACCTTGCTCTACTATCAATGGAATATGTAACAAGAGACCATGCTTTTGATCCTGTAGATGTATCAATTCTAATTATCCATTCTTCACTACCAGTAAACGAATTAATTAATCCTGCACTATCTTGCAAAACAATTTCTGCAGAAATACCTGCACTATCAATACCTTCAGTAATATTACATGCCATAACAAAATCTTCCAAACTGCTTGCACCATCAGCATTTGATAAGTATTGACCATCCCTCCTAACTTTAAGAGAAAAACTTACGTCACTAGCACTTTGTCTTAACATTCCCATTAGCAGCTACCTGTAAATACTTTTAAAGGATTGTTTCCAGAATTTAATTGAGCAATCAAATCCTGAGTATGTGTATTACCACCAGAAGGTATGACTACTGGTTTCTTACTATTTGCTGCATTTTCTGCCGAAGCAGTTTGCTCTGCATGTTTAGCAGCAACTGCTTTAACCTTTTCATTAGCAGCCTGAGCAATTTGTTGAACTTGCTGAATCATAGTAAGTTGTGCTTGCTTCTTCTCTGTCTTTGCAGCATCAACCTTTTCCTTCTCTTCCTTTACAGTCTTTGTGCTACCCATTGATCCTGATGATCCATCTGAAGTAATATTAGTCAATTGTTCTTTAAAACTACTGGGATTAAATGCTTCAGAAAAAGTATTTGCTAATCCCGAAAGTTTTTCTTTTATAGATTCAGTATTACCTTTAAAAGCATCATCAAATCCAGTTATCATTGTCTGAAATGCACTTACTGGATCCTTAGAAACTTCACTCTGTAGTTGTTGAGGATCAATTGTTGCTTTAATTTCAGATTTAATAGGTTGTCCACTAACCTTCTTCATAGCAGTATACATCATTTCTGGTGTAATATGTGCCTTATTTGCTCCATCACCAGCATAATAACTCTCACCCATTTCAACTTCACGAACATGCCCTTGCATGTTCCTAGGAACAGGAATTGCTGCCCATACTTTAGATAACCTTTCCATAGCCTTAGCAGGATTATCTTTCATCATTTGAGGAGTTACACCTGCCTGACCTCTACCAATCAAATATTCTGCAATTTTTGTCTGATTTTTCTTATCATACACATCTTTATTAGGATCTAATCCAACTGCATTTGCTCTACCAACCAAATATCGTGGTAGATTCTGGTACATACCAACAGCACCTGTTGCTTTCTTTGCAACATCAGATATTGTCATTTTAGTAGCACCTTCAAGTCTTGTACTAGGATACATTGCCTCCCAACCATGAGGACCAGCCTCATATTTGGCAATAAGATCTAATACAGGAGCATACACAGATCCACCCTCTGAAAAACCTGGATTTAAATTACCACCAAAGAAATTATCCATATTAAATCCCAAATTCTGCCCTTCAGTCATTCTTTGACCCATCAAAGCAGGATTCTTTCTCGTTGCTGGTGTATCAACAGGAACTACAAATCCACCACCTGCTTTTTGTGCAACATATTCTGTGCCATGACCTATAAATGCAGTAGTTTTACCACCATCTAATGATACTGGATATCCAGACATTGGACCTTGAATCCATCCACCCATTGCCATTTCAATTGTTGTTCCCTTTTCATCATTATTACCACCTGAAGCTTCATTCTCAAGGTCACTTTTAGTCATTGCTTGATAGGCTAATAATCCACCACCTACAAGAAGACCAGCTACACCTGCTCGTTTCAATGAATTTTTCAATTTTTTCTTACTCCCTGTCAATGTCTTAATTAAAAGTTTAAATACTGCACCAAGATCATCTAATATCTTTAATGGATTTGTCAACCACCTAATAGCAATAAACAATCCTGCAAAATCAGCAAGTCCTCCAAGTAAATTCCCTAATTTTTCCCACCAATTTTTAGAAGGATCAAAAAACCCATATAGATTATCAATTAATCCAACTATCCTATCACCAAGAAAATCTGCAACCCCCATAAAGAATTTTCCTAAGACTTCAACAGTCTTTTTTATTTTCTCTGTATTTTGAGGATCACTCAACCATTTCATAATTGGTTGAGCAAGAGCCAATACCATAAAATCTTTAAACAGATTGAATATACCTTCTAGGAAGCTAGGCATCTTTGGACCTTCTAACTCTTCAACCTCTATGACTTCTTCTTCATCATCAACTTGTGGTTTTGTAAATTGTGCAGTAAACCCAGTATCAACATCTGAAGTCATACTCTCAAATACACGCCTTTGTGTTTCAACAAAATCCTTAAGAACATTTGCAATTGAATTTATAGTTGATCCTTGATTATTAGTTGCTCTTATATTATTATTAAGAGCTTCTACTAATCCTTTCTGAGCTGCATCCGTTGTACGAGATTTCTCAGGTTTTACAAACTTATAAAAGTCTATCTTTGCTGGTTTTTTAGCGACTACTTTTGGCATTACTTACTAAGCAAAGGTGAAGGTCTTGATACAATTACTTCTGCAGAAGTATTTATTGGCATCGCAACAGGTACTGCTTCTGCAAACGCAATTGGAATTGGAACAGCAACTGATTCAACTTCATTAGACATTATAGCATATTGTGCAGAGAATGAAGGTATCTTATTATTGTTAACTCTCTTAAATCGTGGTGCTGGAGAAACTCCACCAACAGAAGTAGGATTTATAAACGATGGTGAAGGTTGACCATAATTACTGTCAGATCCTATCAAACCACCCATTGATTTCTCTTCTGTAGGATCACCAGTTTCTAAAGTTATTTGTCCCTTTTCACCCTTTTCACCACCAGTAAGCATATTGATAATTTGTCCTAAATCAGGTAGTTTGCCTATAACACTCTCTATCTTACCTTTAACAGAAGTTGCACCTGGTATTAAATCAATTAAATTTTCTTCTGCTCCCATTACAGTTTCAGGGAACATATCTCTACCAAACATATAAGCATCAAGTGCTAAAGAACCTGGCCACATACCAGCAATATCTAATGCTCCAGATACTGACTCAATTATACCTCCAACTAAATCTCCACTAGCAAACCTATCATATGCAAAAAGTATATTGATAAGACCACCAATCCAAGGTAATGCTTTAGCACCCATTTTCTTAGCAATGGATCCAGCACCCTCAAGAGAAGTAAGACCAATTTTCTTAAGCAACTTCTCTAAACCAGGAATCTTCATTAGATTCTTCATCAATGAATCCTTCATGGCCAAAATTGGTTTTATAGCTGGTTCTAAAAACTCCATAAGAGGAGCCATTATCTTTTTACTAATACCATCCTGTACGTTTTTAGCTTGTTTACCAAACCAATCACCAGCAGCTTTTGTTGCATTATCATATTGATTTCTTAAACTTTGACCAAAATCGGCCATCCGTTTCATATTGTCATTAAAAGTTTTAACCGCCCAATCTGAAATACCATCAATAAGATCACCAGTAGCAGTTGTTATTTTATTCCACCAACCACTTTTAGGTTTTACACCTTTAATCTTTCTTGCTTGAGTAAGTGCATCTTTTACTGTAGCTCCACCTTCCCTTGCCTTTTTAAATGCACGTATCTGATCATCATCCAAACCTAAATCAGAAAGTTTAATCTCTGACTTAAGTTTTTTTCTTATAGTTCCATCAGGATCAACTATCTGCTTCTTTTTTACCTTTTTAAAATTACCATCATCATCTATTCCACTTTTCTTCTTTTTTGTTTTTCCATCTACATCATCTGCATCTGGTCCTTTAAAGGGGTTTATATCCGATAATAAATTAGAAAGCCAAACAATATCAGTAATTAATGAAAATGGATTTAATAGATACTTTATTCCTGCAAGACCTATCAATAATTCACCAAAACCTTTTAACCTCTCCCAAAAAGTAGCTTCTGGATCTATTAAAGTAGTAAATCCTTCAAGAACATTATTAGCAAACCCTCCCATCCATTTAGCTAAAGTGCCAAATACAACACCTGCTTTATGAAGAGTATCTGCAAGTCTTTCAGTATTAGCAGGATCCTTCATCCAATCAAGGATTTCCTTAGCTACAATTAATCCAACAATATCCTTAAAGAAATTGACCAGTGGTGCAATAGCACTATTCAACCACGCTAAAAATGGATTCTCTATCTCTTCTATCTCTTCTTCTTCCTCATCTGTAGGTTTAAGATCAGCAGATGTAGGTGTATCCTTTCCAGGTTTCTTACCTTCCTGTCTATTTTCTGCTGCTAAATCCCTCTGCCTTCTTATTTTCTTCTTCTTTTGCTTTTTTTGTTCATTCAAAAATTTCAAATATGCATTATTAGATATCACAGCAACTTCTAGTGTTGCTCCAATCCCCTCTACAGTTTTCCCAATCCTATTCTGAGCAACTAAAAGGTTACCTGAAGCTTTAGTCGCAGGAGTAGCAGTAGATGCCACGACTGGACTAACAAATTTGTATGATACTATTTTAGCCACTAACTTGTTGCTCCTTGTAACGTCTTTCCTCTTCTTTTAGGAATGTTATTAGCATATTAACGTATATTTCCTTCTCCCAAGGCATTAAGTTTTCAATATATTCAATATTCCACTTGTGGTGGTGCATTAATGCAAAGTTAGCCTCATAATAGGTTCTTAAATTATTGTGTAGAAGGGCTACCCGAAAAAACTGGTTAATCCCTCAAGCACAACTTCAGATTTCACTTTTGTTTTGGGGTTGGTTACTTCAATAGTGTGTGATAATTTAGGCATTGTTTCAAAGAAGGATTGAACCAACTGAAACTGCTTAGTATTCATATCACCAAAGAATTCAAGCAATTCCTTCTTTGGTTGATCCTTACATGGATAAACTTGCTGTGAATCAGCAATACTTTCAGCACATCCTGCTGCAAGTTCAAATATCTGATCCATATCAGTTACACCTTCACCTGTAAAGTTTGATTTAACAAACATATCCAAACTAGGATATCCCATCGTTAATATAACTTCATCACTCAATTTAAGAGTTTTAGTGTGTGATGGATCTTTTTTAACTTCAATTTCATCTAATGGAATTGAAACTTTCACTTCAGTTTCATTATCATCAGGACATGTAACAGACACATCCACATTCTCACCAACAGATCTGGTGCGAATTTTCAAGAAAAGAAATTCAATATCGAATGTAGATAAACTATTTACACTCTTCAAATTGGTGCATGATAAAAGAATATTCTTAACTGCATTAATAAGATCTTTTTGCTCACCTGTTTCCATTGCAAGAAATAGAAGTTTTTCTTCTTTTACTAGAAATGGTCTATATTTAACAGTTTTACCAGACGAAGGTAATTTTAAATGATATTCAGGTACATTTAGCTTTGGTAATGCCATATAAAGTTCAATTCAGTAATTATATTTAGGAGTTATTCTGATCTTGTTGTAGATCTGCTGTAACACCAGTTTCACCAGTTGTGAGATAAGATCTACCTAAGTTGTCGATAGTGTCAGCACCATAGAATCTATATCTCTCATAGAAGAATCCAATATCAAGTTTTAATAAAGATGCTTGCTCATTATTCAATGCCATTGTTCCAATATTCATTGGGAATGCATTTCTTATATCATATATACCAACTAACTGATCATCCCTATATCTTTCAACGTCAGATATCTTAACTCCAATCTTTCTCAAGAAAGCTTTAACTGCATCAGGTAATGTTATCTTTTCTCCTCCACCTCTCTCCCATTTAAAGATATAAAGATGAGGACAAGTATAGTTTTCATAATAATCAGTCATCTGATTTGAATCAGGAGACATGAGATGAACCCATCTTTCAAATATCATCCTAGTCTTATGATTTCTAGGTAATGTAAATGTAATGTTTATTTGACTAAATGAAGATGATGTTGCATAGTTATATGCTGATCCAATATTCGTAATTGACGCTGTAGTTACTTGCTTACTCGGTAAATTAACTGTATCAGCATATAAGTTTAAATATCTCGCATTATCGCCTGTTTCCAACAAATACTTACTCTGAGGATAATAAAAACCTGACCTAAACACAACAGGTGTGCTAAATTGCACAGAATATCTATTACTGAAGCTAGGGTTATTGTTATTACCCTTAAACCATTCAGAGAATTCGGTTAATCTTGCTCTAGGTGTTTGCTTAGATGCTCCGTTTAAATCCATAGTTTTAGATCTTTAATTCCTTCTCAGTTATTATCATAAATTCCCAATTATGGTCTTTGCAGAATTCAGTTGCTGCTTTCCACTTTGCACTATTTACACTCCAAGTAACAACTTCACGAATATAAGTCTTAGTAATTTTCTTTTGAGTTTTAGGTTCTTTCGTCTGTCTGAATGGTTTTACTTCAATTAGATATTTTTTGTTAGCAATTTTTACATAAAAATCAGGAAAATATCTATGTCGTTTACCATCAGTAGGAGAAATATAAGGAATTGCAATTTCCTCACTACCCCACTCAACTACAGAAGGTGTATCATCACACCATCTCATGAATTTATATTCCCAAGATGACCTATAAATGATATTTTTTGGATCACCTTTATACTTTCTTGGTCTCGAAGGTGTATAACGACCCTGATACCTCATAAATAACATAGTAAGTGCTGATTCTATTTAGGTGGCTTCTACAATTCTCAAATATCCATTAAAAGCCCCTGTTGAAGGAGACTATCTTGATAGTGAAGATGCTCCTACAGGAAGAACCGATTATTTAAGGATACAGAGGTTTAGAACAAACTACGCACAATCCCAAAATGGGTATGGTGGCGATAATCTCCCAAACAATAACGTTTCTACATCTTTAAGTTCCAATATTGCATATTTGAATATACCTCCTGGTCTAACTACTAGTTACCAAGCGGATTATGATCAAATCAATATGGGTCAACTTGGTGTTCTAGCAGCACAAACTGCTGCTGGTATTGCTGGTGGTGGAAATGCAGCAGATACAATTACAGCATCATTACAATCAGCAGCATCATCGGCATTTCCAGAAATGGCGTATAATAAAGGTGCTTCAATTACTCAAAGCCTTGGATCAACACTTGGTCTTGATACTGGTGTTACTGGTGGTGCATTGCAAGCTCTAACAAAAGGAAGGATTATGAATCCTTTTACAGAGCAAGTTTATAATGGCATTCCTTTCAGGAACCACACTTTTGACTTTAAGATGTTTGCTCGCAATAAAAAAGATGCAGAATCTATTATGAGTATTATTAAATACTTAAAAATGGGTACTGTGCCTTGCCTTGGAGATGCAGATGCTGGAGAACTTGACTTATTATCACAAGGTACTAGTGGAGATGGCACTACTACTAGTAATGGTAATACTAATGGATTTACTGCACAAACTAGTACAAGTCAAATTAACACATCTGGTAGATTCCTATTAGTCCCAGATAAGTTCTTATTAGAATTTGTAAGAATGGATCCAAGAACAGATTCAATTACAAGATTACCACATTATAGATTCCATCCATGTGTTTGCACTAATGTTACTGTAAATTACACACCAGATGGTCAATATGTATCTTTTAAAGATGCTATTGCAGATTTATCATATGATGAGACTACAGGATCAAGACAGTTACTTGTACCTGCTGTCCAATTAACTCTGAATTTCTCAGAGACTAGAATTATGACAAAACAAGATATAGTTGCTGGATTCTAAAAATGGCATATTTCGATCAATTACCAACTGTATTTGTTGCAGATTCGGGTCAAGAAGAAAAAGTAAAGTATAAAGAAGTAAAAAACATCTTTAGACGAGTAATTCTTCCTGAAAAGATGGCAAAATATGCCACTCTGTTTAATGAATATTATATTCCTGATGGAATGAGACCTGATATGGTCGCACAAAAGTTTTATGGTGATCCAGAGTTAGATTGGATTATTTTACTATCCAACAATATAACTGATGTATACACTCAATGGCCAAAAAGAGAAAGTGCTCTAAATGAATATGTTGCCAATATATACGATGATCCAGATTCAGTCCATCACTGGGAAACTGTAGAAGTAAAAAGTGGCGATATAGTAATAGCAAAAAGTGGTATTGAAGTTAATGAATCTTATAGGGGTATTGATATAGACGGAAATGCTTTATCTAAGGATCAATCAATATATCCAGTATCAAACTATGAACATGAATCTTACTTAAATGAGAAAAGTCGATTAATCTCAATACCAACAAGTAGATTAGTTGATTTCTATGAAGAGCAATTTAAGGATTTAGTTGATTATCAACCTCATGATGAAGTTGATGACTTTGGACGTAAGAAGACACATATTTCACTAGCATCTGCATTCTTAGATAGAGATGCATTTAGAAGAAGTGCGTTATCTAATATACAAGCAGCAATTTCAAATACTAGTGGAACTGTCACATTTGACTATGGAGATGGAAATATCGTACAAGGAGTTGCTGGTACTACCACTACTACAGCAGTTGTTGAAAATACAGTTACTACTACAAACACTGCTGCTACCACTACCACTACTACAACAACATCATCCACTACTACAAATACTTCTAGTGGATCTGGATACTAAAAAACCCTACAGACAAAAAAATACCCCGATTTTTTTTCGGGGGTTTCTGGGAACTAAAAATCGAATAATATATGGACTTATTCTTGCATTGGGCTACCAGTCCTATACCTTGCATTAATCATCATGGATTCGATTTCTAAAATATAATTTGTATCAATCCACCTAGAGTCTTTAATCTCATCCATTGCTTTTGATACTTTGCAAGGTATAGGTGGTTGTTGGTCATTATGACTCCAAAAATCTCCTGACATTGTATTGTGTTGAATTCTACACACTATTTTATATGAGGAAACCCCCATAAAGGGGGTTTCTTTATACTATCTTTCGGTTTCCTCAATTAATCGTAACGATGAATGTGGTCGTGATAGTAGTGATGATAGTGGCGATGAGGGTCATGATACTTTCTGTAGCAGGACACTCTCACTTGCTCATAATAATAGAAAATGTGTCCTTCTGGGTTCCTTGATTCTCTGTAAACATTGTCATAACACACTCTTCTACCATGATAATGGCGATGATGGTGATGATTCTCTTCTACAAAGGGTTCCCAAAACTCTTTCCATGTTAGTGCGTTAGCAGGTGATGCTAACGTTAACAGAGCCAGAGGTATCAAGAACTTCATTAATCTTCTTCAGCTAGTTGTGCGAAGTAAGATAAAGTATCCTCAGTCGATTCTACTGGTGATGAAGCAACTGCTTTCTCTCTAAACTCAGAAACTTCTTTGCCCCAAGGTTTAGCAACTACTTCTTCCTGTGACTCATCAACAACAGGTGCTGGAGCAACAGGTGGAGTTACTTTACCAAGTACAAGATTCAAACGAGTTTGTAGTTGTTCAAAAGACTTAAAGTTCTTAGGATCTTCAAACTCTGCAAGAGGATATGCTTGTTTCCAAATCTCCTCAAGTGCCTTGTCATCATCCAATAGAGGTGCAGGTGCAGCAAATTCAGACTTATCATAATTCCAATAACCATCAACCTTGCGGATCTTTAGTTTGAAATTAGCACCAGTCCAAAAATTAAATGGATCTAGTGGTGTCTCATCAGCAAATGCAGGTTGCATTGCTTCAATAAGTTTGTCAAAGATTTTCTTTCCAAACTTATAAAGGAATACTTTTCCTTCATTCTCTGGATGAGCAGGATCACTTACAACATAGATGTTAGAGTAGTAAGAAAGCTTACGCTTCTGAGCTCTAGCAGTTGCCTTGTCTTGTTCACGACCACTGTTCCAAAGACCTCTATTCAAATCAGATACTGGATCTTCTTTACCAAGAGTAGTTAGTGAGTTTTCAATATACCACTGACCACCAGGTCCTTTGAAAGCATGTGACCATACTTTTGCCCAAGGCATATCTTCTCCATCAGGAGCAGGAAGGAAACGAACTACTGCGTAACCGTTTCCAGACTTATCCAACTCAGGTTTCCATAGTCTCTCATCGGGACCAGTGGCAGCCATTGGTTGGTTAATCTTTTCGATCTCTCTAGTCAACTTAGCAAGAGTATCCCCCTTACTAGATGCTTTCTTGAGTGATGCGAATGACATAATCGTATTCTCCGTATTGTGTGTATGAATTGCTACTGAGTAATCGTAGCATACTATTTAGGTGTTGTCAAGCTACTCAGAAATCTCGTTCCTTGCAGCTTTATCAAGAGTGTCTAGCATAGCATCTAGACACTCAAACATATCCTTGTAACCAAATGCATTAGTAAGTGCATTAATTCTTTGTTTCATATCAGCAGCTTCTGGATCTCCAGTTGCAGATAATGATAAACGTGTATAAAATGTCCTTTGCTTATCAATAAGATTTTTACAATCTTCTATATGTTCTAACTTATCTACCTGTTTCATTGTGCCCAACTGTGCTGTCTTATGAGCAACATACTGATAGGTGTCAAATATACTCTGCAAATCTGTTTGCACTTGCTCCGATTGGAAGAAAGTCATAGAGGTAATACTCCTTTAGATGTTTTTTTCATGTAGTTAAACTTCTGTGCCTCATGCTTTAATCTTTCTTTCAATGGTTTAGATAAAAGTTTTGGGACACTATCAATCTCAAGATCATTTTCATTACAATAAGTAACTACGGCTTCGATGTATGATATCAAACCATTACTGGTTTTAACTAACCTTTCAATTTCCATAGAAAACTTTGCCGATGTCATGAAGTTCTCTTCAGGATTCTCTTTTTTCTTATCCTTTGGCATTAGAGAACTCTTCGATATAGGATTTAAGCAATTGTAAATAGTCATCAAGGTTATACTTTTGAAATACTTGGATAGACCCATCTTCAACCGCAATTAATGTAACAATTTTCTTTACTTCAATACCTGATCTTTCAAGAAACATTGCTGCATATGCAGTCTCTTGCACATAGTAATGCTCAATGTATTGTTCTTGCTTTTCTTTAGTTGAAGTTTTAAAATCAATCACTGCTAACTCACCATCAAATTCTGCGATGCAATCTACTCGACCAGCAAGTCCAAGATAATGTGAGTATAAGAAAGTTTCTAGGCAGTGAATGTTATTAATGCGATCAAGGGTAGTCTTGGCCGACTGAAACATTCTAACAGACAATGGATTATTTGCCAAGTATCTATCAGTATTCAAATCATCTTTGAAATAATCTTCAGCCATGCTATGAAATACTGTGCCTCTTTGTGTGGCACGTGCTGTAATTCTATTAGCTTCCTCTTCACCTATCTTCTTTCTCCAATTGGAGAAGAAAGCAGCATTTTTAAAGGATGTAATTGATGTCACACTTGGATAATATTTATCAGCACCTGGTATGGGGTAAAACCTTACCCCATTCTCATTCACTGGCTCAACATCAACCTCTTTGAGCGGTACATCAATAAAATTAAATGGCATTAGAAACCTAGATTATATTTGGCAATTAGATAGGCTTTAACAAGACCTGATCTAACAATGTCATCGATACCAAATTCTACACAAGTAAAGTCTTGCATTGATTGAAGTATCTGTATGAAGTCTGCCATACCAGACTTCTCATGCTCTCGTGTAAGATCTGATTGAGTCACATCACCACAGAACATAATCTTAGAATCCTCTCCTATACGTGTGATCATAGAATCTAACTCATGAAAATTTAAGTTAGAGAATTCATCGACAATAACAATAGCGTTGTCAAGAGTAACTCCACGGATAAAAGAAGTAGACCAAAAAGAAATAGTTTGTTGTGCCCTGAGATTGTCATAAAGCATCTCAAATGAGTTGTCATCTGGCATACTAAACATATACCTTACCATATTCTTATAGGGAACCTGATAAAGCATTGACTTATCTTCATGATCTCCAGGTAGGAAACCAATCTCTCTAGTAGGTACTAAAGACCTTACAATATATATTTTATCATACGGTGTGGTTTCGTCAAGGACTTCTTTTAATGCGAGATATAATGTAATAAAAGTCTTACCTGTACCAGCAGCACCATGCAATAGTATATTTTTGCCTGAATTATAGGAGTCAAAAACAATCTCTTGGTTTGGTGTTAAGGGTTTGATAGGTACCATATAGGAACTATCAATAGGTTTCTTTCTCTTCATATGCTTCGGACTCATACCACTAATGGCTGCTTTACCATTACCGTTACCGTTAGTTTTCTTTCTTGCTCTTGGCATTATGTAAACCTACTCAAGTTAGCACGAGGATGATGTTGTTGTACTTTTGACATCACCTCTTTGAATCCATCATCCATTTTAGGTTTGCCATATGTGACACCTCCAACACCTGCTTGCCAATCTTTATGCCAATCAGGATTATCTTTGCACCACTGATCATAATCTTTCATACTCATAGAGAGTTCTTTTTTCTCTTGTGTATTTTTATTTATTACTGGGTAGGTAGGCATTAGTCTATTCGTAGTGAGGGTGGTAAGTCTGACCAATCTAAACATCGGTCTTCAGATTCAACTTGGCAATCACACTCTTCATTTGGACACCAACCAAGTGCATCAGCAATGATAGGAAACTCACAAATGAATTGTTGTCTGCACAACTCAGCAATTTGCATGTGCTCCCTTTGAGTGCCATGTGAAGAACGTAATTCTATATAGTGCATCCACGATCTAACAGAGCCAGTCATATAGAGTTTAGTAGGTGTTGCTAGTGGAAGAACAAATCTAGCACACTCCTTAGCAACACCAGCATCAAGCATCTCTTTATATAATTTCATCCCATCTACAAAATGCT